CCCCGCCCACTTCAGGCGAGAAGGATCGACTGGCAGACGATCCTCCGCCGGAAGTTCGGCATACCAGCACTCCCGCCTCCAAAGCCCTGAACGTTGAAGGGCTTCCACACTCACCTTCATCCCTAGACCCCGTATCACGGACCTCCCGGAGGCTCGGATGTGATAGGCTCTCTTCCTCAGGAACATCGACTCGGCGCGCACGCGCGCCTCGCCGACGAACCCAAGGCAAAACCTATGGATCGCACCCGAAAAACCTCCATAAGAGTCCACGGGCTTCGACAGCCCGCCGACACGGAGTACAGGGACGAGTGATGGTTTGGAGCGACCTGCCCGGAAGAATGACGAGTTGACGGAAAAGAACCGTCTGCTCACCATGGTCTTGCCGGGGGACAGCCGCAACCCAACCCTGGCCACAAAAGCGGCCCACTCTTCGTACGCCTCCCGTGTGGTACGGAACACTATGTCATCGCCGTTGATCTTCACAGGGACACGAGCCCCGAAGACCCAACGGAATGCACAGTAGTTCTGAACACACAGTAGCGGAAAGGAAAGTAGGTTGCCCATAAGCTGGCCCACCACCTGTTCGAAAGGTTCCGAGCAGTCGTCGTAGTGGATCCTCGCGTTCAAAGACGCGAGCGCAGCCCTCCCTAAACGGGAAGGGATCCACCTCGAATTCTGCAAGGCCACTTCCAACAAGGCCCTTGCCACCTCAATTGGCAAGAAATCTGTCGCGGCCTCATAATCGCCGGACACGAAGATCTCTCCTTCGACGGGAACGAAATCCCGAAACTTGGTGGCCTTGGCCTCCCCTCGCAAAAGCCAGGGCAAGCGGCTGAGCCGATTGTACAGCGCCTTGTGAAGGGGGCGCAGCACCCCAGTGCCCGCCGAAGCGCGCGTCACCATCCTGTCCTTACCGTTTTCACTCACCACGAGGAAGTCGACATCCCTTGACAAGTCAAGTTCGTCTCCGTCCTCCAAGCAATCACGGAGGAATCCACCCCGTTCAGGGCAAAGGGCACGAGGCCCACCCTGAGACCGGGTCGACTCCCGACAGGACGAGACTGAGGGTACTGAACCCCAGGCAAGGTCCTGGTACTGGCCATCCCACCCGGGCGGAAAGCACTCACGTGCGATTCGCCGACAGTGGGAAAGGTAGCCAGCGGGCAGTTCGACGTTGGAAGGAGCGGTGCACAGTCTTTCTCTGTGCTGGGACCGCAACTCGTCGGCTTTTCCAGTTGCAGGCAGGCACTTCCGGAACAGGAAGAGGCTACCCGCGATAGACATCCGTTGAGAGGCGGACAAACCTCTAACTTCAGGCCACCACGGGTGAGCCTCAGGGTTCTCAAGAAGACCCACACAAAACTTCTTGGCTTGTGGGGGCGAGTACGTCTTCTCCAACAAACAATCAGGAACCTCGAAACGAACTCCCTCGGGAGCGAGCGATTCGAGGACGCTGACTGTCTCGGAGAAAAGAGACGGCACCCGTCCAGCACCGTGTAACGCAGGCGGATTACACACGGTGACCATAACCCGTTGATGACAACGGATGATCCCTCGGATT